CTGATGCAGTTACTCCAATAATAGGCATTAGGCAATATCTCCAAACACATACCAAAGGTCAGTTCCTGCTTTAAGGCAAGTTGCGGCACTATAACGCGCACGAAGTTTAGGGGCAACGGCAGAAGCGCCAGTTGAATTTATAGTTGTAGTTCCTGCGGTTACGGCGTTAATTGTTGTTTGTCCTGCGCCAATTTGCAATACGTTTATTTGTGTGCCAATCGGAAAAGCAACAGAGGCATTTGTAGGAATTCTAAATGTATTGCCTGAACCATTAGACATTGTTACAACTTTGCCATTATCGGTTAAAACCGCCGTGTAACTTGAACCGCTATCTGCATTAAAAGCAAGATTTATTTTTGGGTCGTCAAGTGTTGGCGTAGTCAGCGTTTTGTTGGTTAAAGTTTGTGTGCCTGTTAATGTGGCAACAGTAGAATCAATAGCAATTGTGCCGCTTGATGTAATTGTGCCACCCGATAAACCTGTGCCAGCAGTAATACTTGTTACTGTTCCTGCGCCAATATAAGCAAGAGAGTTCCAAGCAGTTGAACCATTACCAATCTTCATTTTGCCTGTATCGGTTTCAAAACCTTGTTCACCCGAAGCAAGTGTTGGATTAGTAGAAGTCCATTGCGCGGCAGTTCCGCGCCGTATCTGAATTTGCGTTACTACTGGCATTATGGAGTCCCCCCGTTAAAGGTTTGAGTTGCTGTATCTTCTGGAAAACCGCCTTGATATGGCGCTATGCTATCAAACACGCCGCCATCTATCTCTGTTGTGGCGCTCGCCGTGCCTACTGTTGTCCAATCGGTGCCGTCATACACCATTAAACCTGTTGTTGTGTTGTAATAAAGGTCGCCAATTTTAAGAGTTGGCGTAGATATAGCCGTTGCGCTCGCAGGAACATTGGTAGGGGTTAATGCTAGGCGGCTCACGCTATATCACCAACTACTAACCAGTTATCTGTGGCGGTTTGAATTGCTGTGGCTGTGCTGTATCGCGCTCTTAACTCAGGCGCGGAAGCCGTAGCGCCTGTTGAAACAATAGTAACGCCAGCGCCTTGTGCAAAAGTAACTTTACCAACGCCTAATTGCACCACATTTATTTGTGCGCCTATTGGATAAGCAACGCTAGAGTTTGGCGGAATAGTGGTTGTAATAGGCGAACCATTAGTTTGTGTTACTAATTTGCCATTGTCTGCTAATACTGTTGTGTAAGTAGTGCCTGTTTGTGCGTTAATGCCAACATTGATTAAAGGCGAAGTTAATGTTGGCGTAGTTAAAATCTTATTTGTAAGTGTTTCCGCGCCTGTAAGCGTTGCCAAACTAGATGGAAAAGTATTTGTGCCACTTGTTAAATCTTTATTTGTTAAAGTTTGAGCCGTAGTTAAATCGGCTGTAACTGCCGTATTAATTGCCAAAGTTACAGAACCGCTTGTTCCGCCGCCGCTTAATCCTGTGCCTGCAACAACGGCAGATATATCGCCACTTTCTGGAATGTTAGTTGTTACCAATACACGCAAATCTGTAATGTTGCCAGTAGTGATAGAGAGAGCGCCAGCCGCTACTGCCACTTCTGCAAGAGCAATAGAGTTTGCTGGTGTAGATGGCACAACTGGCGAACCTGCTGGCGTTCCTGCAACAACTTGAAAAATAACATTGTTGGACGCGCCTGTATAGTAGGCGTCCTGAACTGTCATACAAATTAAATCAATACGTGGATTGGTTGGGTTTGCGGTTGTAATTGCAACAACTGTTGGCGCGTCATTGTAGCCAACATAAGTTCCCATATTTGCTTGCGTTGTTCCAACAATTGCCGCCCAACCGCTTGCAATAATTACTGACATACCGACAGGAGAGTTTTGCGTTACTGCCAGCGAACTTGAATTAATAATGCCTGTTGTAGCCCAAAGTGCTTGCGTTGTTAAGCGGTCATTTTCGGCAGGGTGAGAACCATTTTGTAACCAACTGGGCGGTGTGCGTAGCGTCATTTATTCTCCTAAATATATGCCGAGTTCCACACTACTGTGGCTTGTGTGGTTCCCACAACGGCGCTTCCTGCGTCGCCTGTTAAATAAAAGAGATTATTTCCGGGCTGTGCCCAAAACCAATCTCCTGAGATAAGCAGGTTACGTGCTGGCTGACCATTTAGCGTGATTAGTTTATTGTATAAATCTATTACTAGGTCATCGGTATCCTGATATGTCCCCGAAAAGTTTAAGGCAAATCCTTGCGTTTGATTGCCAAGAATTGGGTCAGTAATTGGACCATTTAGAGTAATTGTTGGATAAGCGTTAGCCCAACCATTGTTGGTAATAGTGGTGGTAATTTCAACCGAACCGCCGCCGTAAACCAAGTTATATGTGCGGTTATAAATACGCCCAGTTGCAGGCGTATATGCCAAAAGAGCCGTCTGTTGGTTATTGCTAAAATAGGCTGGATTAGGACAGTAAAACTCCACCATAGAAGTAATCTTGCCGTAAGTGTAATCAGGGTCCACAACGGTCTTTAAGCCTCTTACACGTGCATTAAGGAACTCGGTGTCAGATGGCGGCATTAAGAAGTAAAGTGGCGTAGTGCCTGACGTTTGTGGCAAAAGATACGATTGAATTGTGTTGTAGTTTGTTTGCGCCGATACGCCGTTAGCCGCAAAAGTGTTAAATATAATTGTAACAGTTCGTCCGCCATAGAAATCTCGCCCTGAAAACATACCATCGGCATAGCCTCTGTTGTCATCTTGCGAGCGCAATTCAGGCAAAGCCTCTAAGCCATCAACAGAAAGAACTTGATAAGGCGAACCAGCGCCGCCAAACGTTAATCCGTTAAATGAAAATGAATATGGTTGCGTTAATGTTACTGTCATATAATCATCATTCCCGAAGAACCGCCTGCTCTAGTTGCCGCCGAAGGAACAGCCTTAGTTGCGCTTGCGGCAATAATACCAGCCATTGTGGTTGTATTAACAGTTCCATATTTAATGCCGTTTGTAACAACAGCCGCAATAGCCCCAGGGCTGGCGTTTGTATTTGCTGTAACGTTTGTTGTAATGTTTGTAGTGGCTGTTGTGCCAGTTTTAGTTGTTGTAGAACCGCCCCCACCGCCACCGACACCGCCCCCACCAGCCGCATAAATAGGCGCAGGAATAATAATTGGTTTTTCAAGTATGGCTTTAGTGGCATTAAAATTGGCAAGCATTTTGGTAATTTCTGCACTTGTTTTCTTTGTGGCGTCAGAAATTTTGCCCATCTTATCTTTAAAATCTTTTTCAATCTCGTTAAGAGTATCGTTTAATTGCTTACGTGCCGCTTCGCTTTTCTCTACAAAATCAGCCTGTGCTTCTGCCAAAGATGTGGCAAGTTCGCTATTTACTTCTGCCACAGCCTCATTAAACATTTTATTTTCTTCTGTCAAAGCCTCTGCCAAGTCAGCCATAGTTGCAGCAATAGCGGCGTCACGTGTTTTTTCGGCTTCTGCCATAGCCTGATTAAACGTTTTATTGATTTCTGCCTGTTGTGCCGTGTATTCGGCGGCTTGTTTTGTTAATGATTGCTGTAAATCTGTTTGTGCTTGTGCGTATGCTTTATTGAGTTCAGCCGTTGCCAACTTACCGCCAGCGTTCATAGCCCTGCCTAAAGCGTCAAGTCCTGTATCTGTTGTGGCTTCCATCTCGGCATAAGTAGCCTGTAACTCTTTCATTGTTTCAGGCGTTGCGTTGAGAATAGATTCAGCCAGTTTGTTGCCTACTTCGGGTCCAGCCGCCACAACTTGTTCAATAAATGTTTGGCTAAAGCCGTTTGCTTGAAGAAACGCCGCATTTTCGGCAAGATTTTTAGCGTCACTTAATTTTTGTTTCATTTTTGCCAAAAGACCATCAACGCTTGCTGTTCCAGCCTCTGACAAACCTTTAAATAAATCTGTAACGCTAAACTCTGTGCCTTTTTTGTATGCGTCACGCAAACGATTAACGGAACTCTCAACAATAGATTGCAACTTTTCGTTACCTTGTTTGGTAATTTCAGCAATTTTATTTATGTTGTCTTGTGTTGCCTTTTCCAAATCTTGGGCTTTTTTGGCATTAAGGTCAGCCATTGTTTCGTTAAATTTATTTGTTGCTTCAACAGTTTTCTTTTTGGCGTCAGCCTCTAACTTTGCAACTTTTTCGTTATGATTTTTTGTTAAAGAGGCAATTTTTTCAGCCGCCGCTTCGCGTAATTTTGTAGTGGTTTTGTTATAATCTTTTTCAAGTTCTGCCATCGTTTCATTAAATTTAGTGCGCGCACTAGCAATTTTGTCGTTAGTGTCTTTAATAATTTTCATATAGCCTTCATTGGCTTTTATGGTTTCTTTACTTACTCCACCTTTGCCACCTGCGCCGCCTTTACCGCCTGTTACGCCAGTTACGTTAGGCAATTCAGGAACTCCTGGTGGTGCGGCAAATGTTAATTTAATTGGCTTGTTAAGTTTGTCTAAACTGCCAGCCATATTTGTAACTTTTTTAGCCGCGCTATCAAAAAATTTACCTACGCCGTCGGTGGCGCTTTCTAAACCTTTTAATGCGTTTTTGGCATTATCGTTGCCTAATAACGCTAATCCTTTAAGAAGAAGTTTCAATGGACCAGTAGCAATTTTAATAAAACCTGTGGCTAAATCGCCGATAACGCCGATAAGGAATCCAAATGCTTTTACGCCAACTTTTCCAATTTCAATCATTATTTTGCGGAAAGTTTCTGATTTATTCCACAATAAAAGCATAGCGCCAATGAGTAAAACAACAGCAGAAACAACAAGACCGACAGGGTTTAATTTCATAGCCGTATTAAGTGCCACTTGTTGTCCAGTTAATAATTTAGTTATTGCGGCTTGAACACCAGTTATTACTGTCCACGCTTTAGTAAGAGCCATTTGCACTTTAATTGCCGCGTTATACGCCGCAAGTGCAATTGTTATAGTAAGAATTACGCCTAAAAGAACTTTAAATGCCGCCGCGTTGCGTTGCACAAACTCTATTCCTTTGGCAATAGCCTCAACTGCTTGTTTTAAATATGGCAATAAAGCCGCGCCTACTGTGTCAGCAACAGCAGAAATTTGCTCACGTAATACAACCAATTGACCAGCAAATGTTTTGGTGTATGCAATTGCCTGACCGCCTACTTTGTCATTTAATTCGTCCATTGCTTTTGTAATGGCTTCTGATTTAGGTAAAGTAGAATCTAACTCAATACCCATTTCTTTAAATGCTTTGGCGTTACCCATACTTGCTTTGCCAACTACTGCGGCGGCAGAAGCCAAATCTATATTCTTTACACGCGCCAAGTCTGCCGAGATGGACAATAAACCTTGCGACATTTCTAAATCATTGGTGGTTGAAACTAATCTGTTTAATGCGGTTGCCGTTTCATCGCCACCAAAGCCTAATTTAGAGTAAGCAACATCTAAATCACTTACTAATTGGCGATTGGCTTCAATGTTTATGCCAAGATTAGAGAAAGTCTGACCTAGTTTAGTAAAGGCTTTTTCATCTTCTATAACGCCTTTTATGCCTATCGCCGCAAAGCCTGCAAACGCTGTTCCCATACCGATTAAAGCGCCAGTAGCCAACTTACTAGCCTTGTCCATTTTAGAAATCTTGCCGCCAGCGCCGTCGGCTTGTTTGCCCATTTTGTCCAGTTCGCCTTCAACTTCTTTGAACTTAGCAATGGCTTGGTCGGCAACAGCCTTGATTTCAAATATGGCTGGTGGTAAGAAACTTGCCATTATTTGCCACCTATCGCCATATGCTTTTGCACAATTCTAGGGGCAATAAGCCTAAACTTGGCATAAGCAGGTGACATATAAGGGAACTTTTGTCCTTTAGTCCAAGTTGGCGCGCCGCCCATTTCTACTGCGCGTCCGTAAATCATAGTTGGTCCAACGATTGCATTATATTTGGCAAAACCAACATCATACTTTTCGCCGCGTATAGAACGGCGCAAGTTACCTGTTCGGTTCATAGGTGGTTTCCCTGATGTGGCGCGCTCGCCTTTTGGACGTCTGCCGACTATCTCGGCTTTAGCCAATTGGATTAGAGTTGTCATCATCTCGTCACGTGTGGCACGTGCGCCATCGTCAATTGATTTGCCAGCCTTTTTAGTGGCTTCTTTTACCAATTTTAGATTACTGGTTATCACTTTCCACCTTTTTCACTATCGCCGAGATTGCGAGCAACCAATCCAAAGTGCCTGCTGGTTGCTCATCAACCTCTAGCGGTGTCCAGCCAAATTCTTTGGCACAGACATAGTAAAGCCATTCTTCATCAGGATACGTAAAGGCTTCGTGGCGTTCGCCGCCTTCAAGTAACCATTTTAATCGTTGGAGTCTGCGAAAGGGCTTTCGGTATCCTTGGCACTTTCGTCAGTTTCTTGCGTTTGTGGGAATAGAACTTTTTGCGCTTCTTTAGTGTGTTCCGTTAGCGCGTCATAATCAGCCATTTCCATTTCGTCAATAGATGAAATACGCACAGACGGAATCATTAAATCTAAAGTCCAAGATTCAACTAAAACTGCAATCAAGCCGTCAGTAAGGGACAACGCTTGCATAATGCCTTCTTTGGCGTTAGAAGCGTTGGCGAATATCTTTCGGCGGTCTTTAACTCTTAGCGTAGATGGGTCACGTAGAACTACCTCTGCGCCACTTGGTAACTTAACTGTCTTACTTGCCATTTTCTTTTCCTTCCATCGGGGTGCCTTCCGATTTTAACTTAAAAAGGTGCTAAGAGGCGAGAGAAAGGAAGGCGTTTTCTACAACCGCCTCTTAGCACTACTATTCTGACCTTACGCGTAAGTGCCAGAAGCCTTTGCGTTCTGCAATACCCACTTAATTGGCGCGAAACCACCGCTTGCGCCATCATCTGTGGTGTTTGCTTGTGCGTTGAGTTCAATAGACACGGAAACAAAATCATCTCCGCGCTCAATCATTGCGGCGGTGTAAGCGCCTTTAGTGATTGTGGCTTGAATCTGAACTGCCGCCGCACCTGCGCCGTATGCCCAGTTAAGAACAATGGCTGGCTGAACGTTAGTAAGGAAATTAGTAAGTTGGTCATCATTTTCCATTACAAACTTAATGTTGCCTGTAACTTCAAGTGCGCCAAGAAATACCTGATATGGATTCTGTGTATTAGAAATGCCATAAATAGGTGTAACGCCGCGTGTCATCTCAATTGAGCCTTCCATCGCTGTTGATACAGCAGAACCGCCAATTGAAACTGTGCCGCGCCAAACTGGCGTAGGCAATACAGTTGAGAAAGTTGGAGTTGGGTCAGAAACTGTGCTTGATTGCCAGCCAGTTGTCTTTGCGTCATACTCTAACATTCCATCTGCATTAAACTTCAATGAGAAGTCCGAGAACTGACAACCAGGGTATGAACGCACATCAACGGCATAAAAGTCGGTGAGTGTGTAAGAGATTGGCTGTGTATCTGCACCGCTAGTTAGGCTATTTAACAAACTAATGGTGTGAGTGTATGGCGCGCTTGCGCCAGTTGTTGCAACTGAACCTAGAACGCCAGCAATTGCATAGCCGATAGTGTCAGCAAATACAGCGCCGCCAAAATCAAATGTAGAACGTGTGCGACCCGGAATATAGTTGTAATTGACAACGTTAGAGCCGCGCAAGCCTGTATCGTAAAGTGGGTCCACAATATCTACTGGCTTTAATGAATCTTTGGCTACTGGGATAAAATCTGTTGGCGCAACTGCTGTGCCTTTTGTTGCTTCTTTTGCAATTCCTATATAGGAACGAACGGAATTTTGAACTGACATTTATTCACTCTCCTGCGGTAAGTCTGTCGCAACAGACATTGTTGATGGCTTGGCTATTTTTGTTGTTAATGAAGTGCTAGGCACTACGTCGGCGGCAACAAAATTTTCGGGTGCTTCAAATTCCTCGCCGGGCTTTACGACAAAACCAAGCGTAGGAAACACACGTTCATCTGTTCCGTTATATTTATATTTCATTGCATCTCCTTATGCTTGAATCATTTGCGTAACATCAAACTGCAATTCAGCAAACGTTTCCGTTGCTCCTTCTTTGTTTGTGCTTGGTTCACCATAAAAGGCGTCAATAATTGGCTCTGCCCCTTGCCAAACTAAGGTGCCACTTGTGTCACCGAAGTTATGGTCGGAACGAAGCCGTTCTTTTATGGCGTCAATAAGTGTATCAAAATCGTCCATCGCCGCCGTTGAATCGCGGTGTAGGGAGTGTTGAAACACTTGAAGCACAACTGTGTAGTCCACACGTTTCCAGCCGCTATGTGAGCCGCCAATCGCCAAACGTGTTTCTGTTTCTTGCTGAATAAACACAATGCAGGCAGAACGTGACATTTGCCCAACTTGTGAATTAACTTGAAAATTAATGTTTTTAGGAAACGAAGTCCACACTTGATTTAAAGTGGCAATTGGTGGATTGGCAATAAAACTTGATAGTTGCGCACGAACGGCGGCGCGACCTGTAAGCGTTGCCATTAGCGAACTCGGCGATACAGGCTGACCATCTCCAAAGCAAGAGCAATCTCTGAGCCGTAACGCTCTGCGCCTGTAATGTTTCCGCTTGGATTAACTGTTACTTGCATTGTCATAGAACTATCGCCACGCATTTTAATAAAAGCCGATGTGACGAGGATACAAGCCTCTTTAATGGCGTTTGGCAGATTACCAAAGGTTGTGCCTGCGGCGTGGTCATAGAGCAACGGAGAGGCTAATGTGACGGTTGTGGCGCCATATGTGTAAGTGCTTGATACATAAACTAACTCTGATTTTGCGCCGTCATAGATACGTAACGCTTGACCTGCCACAATGCCAGTAGCGTTAGCAACTGTCATAGAAGAAGCGCCTGCCACAGCCACCGCAATTGGATTATTAACGTATCCCGAAGTGTATGTATATTGGCAATAAATCTGATTGGCGTTAGAACCGCCACCGCCAAACGAAAGCGGACCACTAGATGACCAAGTAAGTGACATTTGGCTAACTGGAATAATAATTTGCTGAGATTCAAACCAGCATAGAGAAGGGTCAGGAATTGCCACTAATTGATTTGGCGCCATTCCATAAGAAAATGCCTCTAACGCAATAATTGGATTCTGATTTGGGTGTAACGATATAAAGCCGTTAGGCATAAAACGTGTGCGCTGTGTTTCAATCTTGCGAGTTGCGCACAAATTTTGGTTTAAATACTCATCAAGAAATGATGACGCACGCAAAATAACACGGCTTAATTCGGCGTCTTGTGCGGCAGAATTACCGCCTACAACCAAATTGCTAATGTCCATTGACGTTGGCGCGTTCTGATATTCACCAACAGTTATGTATGGGCTTTCAAAGAACGTGTCCGTATTTAAACCGATTGCCATTATTCTCCATCTCTAGGAGTTGTGCTGTTGTTATGACCGCAACGACCACACAAAGCAAACCAACTTCCAAAGCCACACTCTATGCAAGTGTAACCAAGATTAGTGTCCGTAGTTGGACCCATTAATGAGGCTTCAAAAAAACCCTCTGCCTTCAATCGTTTGGCGTGTGTTGGGTTATCAACTGTTATAACGCCTTTTTTATCAGGATTATATGAACGCACACCGCGCTCTGTTGTAATGTCCACGCCTTTAACGCCGCCATCTGACGCTAATAATCTTCCCATTTTTTGCTTCCTTTAAATTAAAAAAGGTGGCGCGCCCACTATATGACGCGCCACCTTCCTTGACGGATTACTTCGGTGTTTCGGTTGGTGTAACCATTACAGCCGTAGTCATTACGGCAATTGTGCCGTCAGGCAAAGTTGTCTGACCGCCGCCGTGACTATTTGCTGGCTGATTGCAACCACATACTAGACACATTATGCAGACACGATTCCTGATACTGCGCCGTTCCAAGCAGGAGCGGTGCAGAAGAAAGTTCCACGGAAGTAAGTAGAAAATTCATACTGGAATTGAGTTACAGGCCATTGGATTCCCATATAGTCCTGAACCATAAAGTTTGACCAAACATCTGATACCTCTGTATCAGGAATTGGCAAAGTGTATGACAGAACAGGAGAAACGCCCTGTGGCAACCAAGGGTGAACAGTAAGTGGAACCATCTTGCCTGTGATTTCATTGTAAAGCGCACCAATTGTTGCGCCGCCAATGTAATCGCCAGCCTCTGTTTGTGTGAGGTTTAGACGGTAGTTTGCTGTTGAGCCGTTCTTAATTGCGTCTGACAACTGCTTGCGGTCTGAGCCGTTAATGAGAATCTCATCTGGGTCAGCCTTAACATTGTTGTAGAGGTTATAAAACACGGTCTGATATTCAGTTCCTGGGTTAGAAGTGCTGAAAGTGCTGTTGATGGTGTTGTTATAACCTGAGTTAGAACCAAGAACAGTTGGAAGGATTCCGTCATAGCCAGTTGCATATGCAGATGTATCTGCGTCTGCGCGTGACGCGGCGGCTCCTGTTGTTGTAAGAGCAAAGTTATTGCCAGTTAGACCAACAGTTCCTGCGCCTTGGATAACAGCAGAAGTTCCCTGTGCTGTTCCCTGATAGGTGCAGTTTGCTGTGCCAGTTGATGTGCCAACATAGATGTTGTAACCAAGGTTTCCAGTAACTGCCGCCCAAGAAATTGCAAGAACGTCACCTGACGCAACTGCTGTTGATTGAACAGATGTAACGATTGATTCGCCGAAGCCTGAGCCTGCGATACCAGCGTTTGCTGTTACATAGACGTAGTAAGTTGCCGCCGCTAGTGCAGTTTGTCCTGCGCCAGCAACTGGTGATGTAAGTGTTACAGAAGCAGGTGCCGCTAGTGCGCCTGAGTATCCGCTTGCAGTTCCGCGAGCCATCAACATCATACGTTCTTCCATAAGCATTGTTGCATATAGAGTTGAAGTAGATGAAAGTTGGCGCAAGTCCTGATAACCCATACCTGAGAAGTTGGCGTCAAAAGAAACCGCGTCAGATAGTGAGTAAGAGTTGTAAGGAAGCACTAAGTCATCTGCGGCATATGAGATTTGTGGTCCGCGTTCAAAGTTAATTGAACCAAATGCAGTAGTTGTGCTTTGTGTAATTCCCGGCCAAGTGTTTCCAACTCCGCCAGTTCCTGTGCCTGTGTAGCCAAGAATACGCTTGACGCGGTGGCTTGTGCCAACGCCCTTCTTGCGTGGAATTCGGTTACGTAGTGGTGTAGGACGTGGTGTAAGCAACTTTGCAGGCGCTTCAAGGTCAAATGCCGCAAATGATGTGCTAAGTGGAGATGTAAGTGTAATTTCCTTCTGAATATCCTGCATAGCCAAACGCTGAGAAGCAAGTGCGTTATTAAGCGCGCCTACTGCGTCAGGTGTAAGTGACTTGTTGGACATTAGTGATTCAAGTTGCGCAACTGGTGTTGGCGCTACTGTTGAAAATGTCGCTGCGCCTGACTTGATTGCCATAATGGCAGATGGGTCAGTAACAGAGGCACTAACAGACTTATTAAAAGCAGACGAGAATTCTTCCTGACGTAGTGCCGCTTCCTTTGCAGAAGTAGCGTCAGAAAAGAGTTCCGTGGCTTTTAGTGCTGATGTAGCCATTTGTTTCCTTTCGTAAAGAGTTTTCTTGGTTAGTTGTTAATTAATGCAACGGCTTTGGCTTCAAATTCTGCCGCCAATTCCCGATAACCGCGTGACAGTTGATTGTCTGTGGTTTCTGCCGCTTTAGCACGATATTGCTCTGCCATTCTGCTGAACTCATTGAATTCAAGAATTGCTGGCTTCGTTACTACTGCGCGCTTCGGTCCGTTACCTACTGCTTTGTTCTTAGCCGTTGCCAACTCTGCCTGTAACTTATTAATTTCCTCTTTATAGGAATTAATCTCATCACGGACAGTTGCTGTTGCACTCTTTACGGCTTTATCAACAATGGCGTCAATAACGTCATCATCTAGAGCAGGTTGTTCCGTTTCTTCAACGGAATTTTCAGGTTCAACTACTTCGGCGATTTCTTCGCCTTCTGCTGATTTTTCTTTTTCGGCTTTCTTGCCTTCGGCTTCTTCTACTTCTTCTTCTGCCGCTTCTGGCTTAGAACCTTCGGCAGTTTCTTCTTCGGCTGATTCGCCGTATTCTGCTTTTTCTTCATCTTCAATTTCAAGACCAGCCTCTTTGCACATAGATTTGCACTCATCAAGTGCCATCTTGGCGTCCATATATGCGGACTTGGCTTCTTCATACATCTTTAACATATCTTCTTTGGACGGCTTCTCGGAAACCGCTTTATCTTCTTCGTGTTCCATTTTTTCTCCTATCACGGTTTCGCTATCTGTGTTTTTTTCTTCTTTTCTATATCCGCCGCCACGTGCTTTGTATTCACGTGTAACCCACGCATTTGCAACAGCCGAAGGATAAACGTCAAACTTTTCTTTGGCTTCTGCTTTTACGCGGTTATAAAGTTCAGTATCGGCTGGCTCAGAATTACCGCCGCCGCTATTAATGTTTTCGTAATCTTCTTCTTCTTTGCCAATAAATTCTTCTACTTTTGCCAAGTCGCCTGCTGTGTCAGACTTTGCCAACATAAGTTTTGCATTTGGATTGGCTGGTCTATCAACTAAAGAAACTTCAACAATTTGTCCGTCAATGATTCTGCCGTTAGCGGCTTTGTTATCGCGCACAATTCGTGGCGCTCTAATGCCAATTGAAAATCCTTTTAACACGCCAGTTTCAACTTTCTTAACTGATTGCGCGTCCACAACTAATGCAGAAATGTAATAGCCGTCAGGCTTTGAATCTAATTCTTTGGCAACGCCTGCCGCAATACTGCTGTGTTGCTCACGAATATTGCCGCCAGTTTTGAACCATTCAGGCATAGCCTTTTCAAGCCAAGTGGCGTCGCAAATTTGTTCGTCAATATCTAATGAATCATCTGTGGCTTTGCCATAAACAAGTAATGTGCCGTCATCTTGTTTTTCTTGTTTAATAATTGCGGCGTAAGTGCTGGTCATATCAGTAGCCATAGATTTATCCTTTTTCTTTTCTCTCTCGGAAATACTATCTGCCCAAGTTTTTCCTGCGTCGCCACCCCACAGTAGCCAAGCAATATATCCAGCGGAAGGATTTGAGGCGTTTCCCCAATCCTTGCCTTTCTTATCAACTTCGTGCCGTGCAAAATACGATACCATACGGCGGATAGTTTCTAACGGAATTCCCTGTCCATTTGAAAGACTTCTTGCACGTGCCACGCCAACAGGAGTTCCGCCACGATTGAATTCACGGCGTAATTCTAAGCCGCGTTTGGCATTACTAATAACGCCTTGCGGTGGTTTATATGAATCTGCCATTAGTCCTCATCTCCAAGAATAAATGATAGTGCGTCCTCGCCTATATTTCGCGTATCAACTACATATGGCGAAATGTCGCACACGCAATTTGGGTGCGCTGGCGGTTCGGTATCGCCACTTGGAAACGTATCGCCAATTTGAATAGGCGAAACATCGGCGTTTTCTTGGCATAAATCACAAGGGTCGGCAACAATCCACTCAACGAGTTCCACGCCGCTTTCTTCATATAACTGGCGACTTGCCGTTGCTACGGCTCGGCTCATTTCGGTTTGTGCAATAGCCAAAGCGCGTTCAGAATCATCAAAAAAGTCCGATAAATCTACTTCGCTAGGCGGCAAGCCTTGTGCCAAAGCATTTGCCAATCGTGTGCCAATTCTGTCTAACGTAGTGCGGTTAATGCCTTGTATTGTTAGGTCACGACTATCCAATAACGTAGAAAGACCGCGTGGCTTACTAACGAGCAAAGCGGCGGCTCTGTTGCCTGCTCGCCAGTTAGACCAGTTAATGCCTACTGCTCGTTGTAACTGTTGCTTAGTTGGCGCCTTATTTATCTTGGCTTTGGCAATTGAGTTCATAGCAATATCTTCGCCAAGCAAATATGATTCTAAATAAAGTGTGCGTAAAGCCGCCATTAACGGCTCGCTATCTACACGGACATTGGTTAATGCCCATTGGCGCGCCTGTTCTGTTGTCATAGTTTCAGGATTTGGGTGCGCGCTCGCCCAATTTTCCTGCACTTGCGA